CCTAAAGATTGGGACATTGACCGAGATAAGTTATCAGGCGACATTTTACAATCAGTAATTCAAAACAAAGATTTTCCATTCTCACGAACATTCGATATGTTAAATACATATATGAGAGATCATATAAATTTAGACTATGGTTTTACTTTAGTTAACAAAGAAACGTGGGGTAACATCTATAAACCTAGCGAGACTACAATTCCTTTATTAAACATAGATCCAGTAGATCTACGTAACTCACCAGATTATACATTACTTTATGGCGTAAAAGTTAAAGACTGTATGGTTCGAATACACTATGAAGATAACAGACGTAAAGGTAGAAGTTGGGACATAGAACTTACAAATAATAAATTTATAATGTTTCCTTCAACTAATATGTATTACTTAACTAACAATCAAAAAGATAGTTTAAATTTTGTGCAAACAATAACTTATGAATATATATAAAAACTTTTTAGAAAAAAATGATTTTAATAAAATACAATCTGTAATAATGAGTGATTCAATGCCTTGGTTTTTTACTGATGGTATAAATGAAAAAAATAATAAAGACTTTCAATTTACTTTTAATTTTATTTTACCGGATGGTATAATTAATTGTTCTAGAGATATGTTAAAACTTTTAAATCCCTTTTTAAATAAATTAAGTATTAAAAAATTTAGTAAAGTAAAAGCAAATCTTTTATTAAAAAATAATAAAATAGTAGAACACGGTATGCACATAGACAATGCTTTAAAAAAAGGAAAAACAGGAATTTTCTATGTAAATACTTGTAATGGATATACAAAGTTTGAGACAGGAGAAAAAATTAAAAGTGAGGAAAATAAATATGTAGAATTTGATTGTAATCTTAAACATACAGGATCTACCTCTACAGATAAAAAAAGAAGAATTGTTATAAATTTTAATTATGAATCTAACTAATTATTATTGGTATTTTAGTGGTGTGCTGACACCTAAATTTTGTGATGAAGTAATAGCTTACGCCAATCAACAAAAAGAAGTTATGGCTAGAACTGGTGGCTATGGTGATAGAAAATTAAAAAAAGAAGAAGTTTTAAATAT